AGCACAGCAAGCGGCAGCAGCACAGCAAGCGGCAGCAGCACAGCAAGCGGCAGCAGCACAGCAAGCGGCAGCAGCACAGCAAGCGGCAGCAGCACAGCAAGCGGCAGCAGCACAGCAAGCGGCAGCAGCACAGCAAGCGGCAGCACAAGCCGAAGCCGCAGCACAAGCCGAAGCCGCAGCAGCAGAAGCGGCAGCAGAAGCGGCAGCAGCAGCACAAGCGGCAGCACAAGCGGCAGCAGAGCAAGCTGCTCAAGAAGAACATTTAGCAGATGAACATTTTATAGAAAATATACAAGTAAGTATAACGTCTACATCTTATGGAAATACGTATACGATAGATGGTGTTCAGAATAACTCTTTGACCTTGGTTAAAGGCACAACATATACTTTTAATCACTCATCAGATCATCCCTTGTGTTTTAGCACGACTCCTGATGGTATTCATACCTCAGACACTGAATATACAACTGGTGTTACCAAAGTAAGTGGAATTATTACTATAGAAATTACTTCTTCTACGCCGGCTACACTATATTATTATTGTTCAGTCCATTCTGGTATGGGTGGCACATTAACTATACAGTAAGTGTTAATAACCCGGCGCTATTTATTTCTGTATGAGAAGTACCATTTTCGTTTTCTATTGTTGTTTCTATATCTTCATGAGATATAACAGTATCAATAGAAGGACGTCTATGGTCTTTATCGATAACATTAAATGTTTTGGGTCCACTTAGATAAGCGCTATATGCCCGCTCGTTTTTCAGCGAAGCGGTTGCAATATTTCTTGTATGAAATAATTTAATTACAATTAATAAAATATAACTTAGCATTGGGGCCAAAGAAGCCGAGCCGGCCCAATTATTAGCAACATCTACAGATGATAATGCAATATTTAACGTTTGAAACCCGATGCATGTATCTACTAGAATCTTGTATTTGCGATTCAAAGCATGCATTTCATTCTTAAATGTTGGATAATATTCAATCTCATCATCTAAGTTTTCAGTGGGTTTTGAATAATCAATATCTAAATAATTAATACACCAGTTTTCTCTCTTGACTTCTATAAAATACATGGCAAAAAATACGATAAAGCTAATGAGATTACATACTAGAGCACTTTTATGGTATATATCACTATTTGAATTTATATTATAAGTGACACTGCATACTGTGTTATTATCACATTTATGTGGCACAAAAACTGTTAAAAAAGTTCCCATACAAATTTTATAAAACTCAATTATAAAAGTTAGCCCCCCTTGTAAACGTTGTTTGGTATCATCATCCATTATTATTCATATAATAATATGTTTAAATTTGTAATATAATATATAATCCTTTTATTTTCTAGATCACTCTTTCTTCGCTTTATTCGACAGATAAGTTGCATTATCGGTTTTTGTCCATGCGCTCGACGCATCATCACTACGCGGCGGCTCCCAAAAACCCCACGGCTCATTTACAGCGCGCTTTCCAAATGGAATAAAGATTGTCCAAGGTTTCTCGGAACCTAGTTCCACCTTATGCTTATATTTTGTCGATGCAATATTCCAATGTCCCGGAGGACGCCACACCTTTTTCATGCCCTGGTTCAGTGTCTCACCATCGTCATTTACAGTAATATATTCCCAGTATCCACCAGATAGAATAATATGGAAGAAACCCCAAGGATGGTCATGAATGTCGTCCTCGTCTCCCTTCATAAATTTATGAATAAATACATTAAATGGAAAATTCACTCGATTACGAATAAGAAGATAATATCGGAGCAGATATGGTTTGTCATTTGCACGGTCCATGATAGTTCGTGTGCGTGTTTGCATGCATCCATCCCTGGAATCAGTTTTTCTAAAATACTCGAGAAGAGCGCCCATATTACGACAAACGATAACATATAGTGCATGCGTTTCGATAGGAAAGATATGGAATACGTTGCATAGATAGTGAAAGGCCAGTGCGCTGAACACGCATAACACTACACTCCACCACATAAGAAGTTTTGCTAGAGTGGATGCGCGTGTTTTGATATATGAACAACATACTTGCACTTGGGGGCGATATTTTGCAAGAAACATAATATCATCGTCTGTAGGCATAGGGGTCATGGTAATACTTTATATATTTCTTGTAAAACACGATTCAATTTTCTCATAAGAAATAATATATTACTTATAATATATTATTTCTTTCAAAATATAAATTTACATTCGTGGATAAATTACATTCGTGGATAAATTACATTCGTGGATAAATTACATTCGTGGATAAATTACATTCGTGGATAAATTACATTCGTTTATGTATTTCCACCGCCGCTAATCCAGCCATAATTTGTGCAATGATAAATGGAACTGCAACGTTAACTGGTTGCTTTCCTGCAGCTATAAGCATAATAGTAACAGCAGGATTGAAATCACCATTTGTAATCTTACTGACCAACATAATTGTTAATGTAAGCGCCGCCCCAATAACAATTGCATTTTTACTTGCTAAAATAACATAGAAAAAGAAAAGGGAACCGAAAAATTCTGCTGCATATTTATTTATCATTATATTATTAATATAGATTATATTATTATAATTAAGTATTGCTTAATATAAAATATAATTGCTAATATAATTGCTAATACTATTTAACAACAATTTCCTCCACTCCTGAAAGGGTTTTCTAATGCGCCCTTTTTCTTTGGTGCGACAGTGCCACCTCCCCGAACACGCGCTAAAGCACTATTCCTAAATGATGTGTCTTGGCTACGATAAGACATTATTTTGGATTGACGATTAGTAGAGCTTTTTCCAATTGCTTTCGTGCGCCGAGATTCGATAAGCTGTGACGATGACACTGGCGCAGCTTTATTTTTAGAATATGCAGAAGTTGTATATTCACGCCGGTTCACTGGCGCGTTAATAAATGTTGCACGTGCGCTAGAAAACCCGCTTCCTTGTGTCATGGTATCTGGTTTAAAAGGCATCCCCATTTTACTGCGCGTAAATCCGTTATTAAGTATTTGCTTTAGTGGTATGCTTGCAGCGCCAACAGTGGAATATGGTAAATGACCAGCCATTTATATAATATTATATATAATATTATATTATATATAATATAATTTACTTTAAATTCTCATTACAATCAGTGTCTCATTCTCATTAACGGAACATAAGCACCGTTATTTGCACCACCAAAGCTTTTGTCATTGTAAGTGCGATTTTTAGCTTGTAATTTCTTAAAGCGAATATAATCCGAACTGTCATACACGTATTTTGGGTTACCTGTATAAGCTGCACCACCACCTTTGTGTGCCCCTCCGACACGACCATAAATTAGTTGTCCGGCGCCGGTACCACCAACCTGGTTAGGCGCATATAAATACTCCAAAACAGTATTATTTACAGTTCCTTCTGAGTCACCAGCATTAAACGCCTGTCTAAAAGGGGTTAGAGGAAATTTATGAACATGATTTGTTGCCTGTGCTGGCGCTTGCATGCTACCTTCATTATGCAAAATATGCTCATCATATAGATGGTCTTCATCTAATATATCATTCGTCAATTGCGTTATTGGGCCACAATTGCCACTGTTATCGGGGTTCCAGCATCCGCCAGGCCCGAACCCTGACACTCCTGACACTGAGCCACTACTATCTAGAGTGCCGTCGTCATCATAGTCTAATTCTGCACTAAAAAGTGATTTTTTTACACTGAACCGCCCAAAGGCTTTTCGTAAAAGTTTTCTATCACGACCCCTTTCACTTCCACCAACCATGCCACTACCACCGGATGTTCCTCCACCTCCACCGAGTAATCCTCCTTTGGGTTGTCCACCAGGTAAGCCACCTCCTAATCTGCTTGGATTTGAATTTGAAATACTGCCTGCCATAATATATATATATTTTATATAGATAAAAATATAAAAATTCACAGTTATCATAATATTATGAATAAATGATCAATATATAGTGTATTACATATATTCATAGAATATCCTAAATATAATTTAATTATGTTAACATTCGCGGCGCAACATTCATTGTCATCAATTCCTGAAACATCAATTTACATGCATAAGGAAGCTCTACATAATTGAAATCTGTTCTATTATCACACATTTTGCAATGATGAATATGACATTTGTCATTGTATGCTGCGATCATTCCACACCTCTTACATACATGAACGCTAAAGGCATCAGATGCATCATATAAACGTCCTTTATTGAAACGAGAGGCACCGTGACTACACATACAATCACGCTCCATCTCACCATATCTGAGCCCACCATCCCTCGCTCTCCCCTCCGCCGGCTGGTGTGTTAGATTTACCATTGGGCCCGTCGCCCGACTATGATATTTGTCAGCAACCATGTGCTTGAGGCGTTGATAAAATACTGGTCCAATAAATATGCTGCTTTCAAGTTGTTCGCCAGTGAGACCATTATATAATAATTCATTTCCAGTGGATTCATAACCAACTTCACGTAATTTTTTACAAATATCTTTAATTTCGAAATTACCAAAACTCGTACCATCGCCAAATAATCCCAATTCTAAAATAACTTTTCCTAAAAGAGTTTCTTTTAACTGCGCAATTGTCATTCTGGATGGAATAGCATGTGGGTTAATAATAATATCCGGCTTCACGCCGGTTTCCGTAAATGGCATGTCGCATTCTGGAATAATATTTCCAATTGTCCCTTTTTGTCCATGGCGACTGCTAAATTTATCACCGATTACTGGTTTACGAATTGCGCGAAGACGAACCTTGCATAATGAGTATCCGTCGCCATTTTTACCAATAACATTTTTATCAATATATGTTTCCTCTTTTGTTCTACATATCTTACTTTGGTCTTTATATTTAATAACAGTTGTATGGTTGTTACGCGCATTTTTAATGGCGACCATTTTCGCAATGATAATATCTCTATTTTCCACTAAAGTATTTTCCGGAATAACACCATCGCGGTTTACTTTATCATAATTTCCCAATTTCATGCCCTTCGTTTTAGATTTGTCTGGCTTGCGACGAATCTCCTCGTCACCATGAGAGTTTTTCCCCTCGTCTTTCTCGGTATGATAAATTGTAGCTTGAAATAAACCACGATCTATAGAGCCCTGATTAAATAAGATAGAATCTTCTTGATTGTATCCGGAATGTGTCATAATAGCAACAACTACTTGTGAACCAGACGGAATTTCATTTAGTTTAATAATATTCATAATGCGCGTATCAACTAAAGGACGCATTGGATATGTCAACACATATGCCGTCTTATCCATACGTCTATCGTAATTTGTAACATACATTCCCATTGCTTGCTTTCCCATTGCACATTGATATGTGTTTCTCGGCGATTGATTATGTTCTGGAAATGGAATACACGATGCGAGAATACCGAAAATAGTGCTCGGGTGGATTTCGCAATGGGTGTATTTATAAATAGAATAATCTTTACTATTTTGGGTATATCCATTATTAAGTTTCTTTGGAGTCATTGCAATCATACTGAAATTCTGTTCTGCTGCATCAATATATTCAATGACAGATTCATCGTTGAGGCAATCAGTGAGTAAATCATTCCAACAAAGTTCCTTTTTATTTAATCCATCAATATGTTTGTTATTAATTAACAGTTTAGCATTCCGCACCCGAAATACGGGCCTGGTTAATCTGCCTGCATCATTGCATACGCGGATTTCTTTTCGTTGCGTATCGAAAATAATAGAGGTATATATGTTGATGATTCCTTTATATTTCTTTTGTTTAAGAGACGAATATAATTCAATTGGATTTTTCGCAATACCTATCCATGTTCCATTTACAAACACCTTTACTCCCGTGCTTAAATCAGCTTTGGTAATATCATCAAATGTGTAAATGTATGGATTTACAAAATCATATAATCCATTACTTTCACATGGGACGGTAACGTGTGTCATGTAACTTAAATTTTTAACAATACCTACTGATGCTCCCTCCGGCGTTTCTGCCAGACATAAGAATCCCCAGCATGAAGCTGCCAATTTACGCGGGGCAATCAGCTTTCCGCTTTTATCTATTGGTGTATTTACGCGGCGAAGGTGGCTTAGCGCTGAAATATATGTCAGTCGGTTTAAAACCTGCGCTACGCCTGCTTTATTGCCATTAGAATGCATAATAGCAAAGTCTCCTGTAGACAATGCCCTTTTAATACCGTTTTCAATTGTAGTGGACTTTAATATTTTATAAATATTCGTCATATTCACAATATTAAGATGATCTTCGGTAGACCGCCATGAACCGTGATTAATTTCACGGACGATTTGCTTTTGCATATCTTTTACTAATTTATTGAAATAATTCCTAAATAAATTGTTTAGGAGCACCCCAGTTAAATCTATCCGCTTATTAAGGTAAGAGTCCCTATCTGACGGCTTATCCAGTCCCAAACTACATCGAACTAGTCTGTTCGCCATATATCCCATAAACATCTTTTTATGGATTGTAGTATGGCAATGCGGAAAGATATCGCGGTCAAGAATTTGGACGGTAAACTCGCGTTTTTTTCTAGCGCCAGTTTCTTTGTCCATATTTAATGGAGTATACATTGCAAAATTTATAATATATTCAATCGCAGCATCTTGAGTAAGATATTTATTTGCATCGACAATAGAGCCCCTTAATTTTATAAGGATTGACGCATTATCTTTGGCACGGTGATCAAGAACTATACCTTCGCATATTTTCTCGTCAGTAATGCATCCCAACGCTCGAAATACAATAAACAACGGAATTGGCGCTTTAATTCTAGGAATCTGCATGTAAATCCCTGTGCCAAATCCATTATTTTTTGTAGACATGTACATAACAATCTGCTTAGGTGAAATACATTTTGAATCTGGCACCGATTTTATTTCCGCCGTATATGACCATTTTGTGTTTTTAACAGAATTAAAACATTGAATGGAATTTTCAGCAGCACGCTCCTGTGCCAAGCAGGTTTTCTCAGATCCATTAATAATAAAATACCCCCCTGCATCCATATAACATTCTCCACTCACACGCGGATCAATGTGTTTATATTGACTCAACACACAAATATCTGATTTCAACATAATTGGAATTTTCCCCATATGAATTTTAGGAAGTGTTTTATACAATATGCGTTGTGCCTCAAGATCATTGCCACTACGAATAATATATTTGATATTAATATCTATTGTCATTCCAGAATTATAAGTGAAGTTGCGCAACCTAGCTTCGCTTGGAAACATTAACTTTGTCGCGCCATTATTTTCATGAATTTGTGGGCGATGAATGTTAAAATTACTGAATGTAATTTGAAGCTCAAGCTTATATTTATCTGCTGAAGCAACGTAATCTTGTTCCGAATGAATGATTACCGGATTAAACATTACAATTGTTTTTTGTATTTGATAGGTTACAAAATTATTGTAAGATTCTATCTGGTGGCGCACCAGTTGCTGTAGATGTTTCCCTCTAAAATAAGATTCAATCACAGACCACGGCTGTTCTATATATTTCTCTGCGTCAATTTGTTCATCAGAATCGATTTTAGTATTCTTTTCTAGGTGATTTACACTTTCCATATTGGTTATTTCATTTATCATTAAGCTCATTATTTACTTCAATTTATCTTTATATGTTTTTATTATATATGACAACTAGACGAAATAAAAATACTCATCGTCGAAATACTTATGTGCGGGTACGAAATAAGAACCACTATAAAAGTAAAAATAATAATAATAAAAATAATAATAATAATAAAATTTACATTGATCAAAGTGGAACAACCCTTCTACATTCTAGTGTCAATAATATACCACGCCAGTATATTTTAGATGATACCAATAATTTTATTTTAAAAAAAGGAAAGCGTGTATTAGACAACGTTAATTCTCAAATTCCATATAATATATATAAACATCGTTATAGTAATATGATAAATGCAATAGATATCCAATGTATCGATGAGTCGTCAATAACGAGTGATTATTATGAACATAATTATGTGAAAACTTCATTACATAAATGGAATAATATACATAATTCACTTACTGACAAATATTTGGCTATAACTGGTCAAAATGATAAATTTGCTGGGTGGAAACCCGTCTTTTTAGCAAAAAATAATGAAAATACGCAAAATATCCAAAATAACATTGGGTTATCTCAACCCTCTAATAATGCAATTCATAATAATAATAATAATAATCATAATAATAATAATAATAATAGTATTAACGACCAGTCAGGCATAATACCTTATAAATTTGAATTAAGTAAAAGTTTTAAACACTGGAAATTATCCACAATCACTCACCCACAAAAAACATTTTATATATCTCCAAAAATAGATAATGGTCATATGTTTAACCCGTATTATAATTGCTCCCCATCTATACAACAACCCACCGCTACAATTCTTACAACGCAGAAACCCAAAAAGGTAATACATATTACATCGGAAATCAGTAAAATTAGCGATATTCTGCTATTGATTGATAAATATCCATTACATCCAGATATACAATATAATATAAATATGCAAGCTATACATAATATTAAAGAACCACTACAAAAACTTAATCATATGATCGGTATGGATATTGTAAAATCTAGTATAATAGACCAAATTTTATATTACATACAGAATTTTCACACACTGGGATGCAGCAAGAATGACTTTATGCATACTGTAATATATGGTCCACCTGGGACTGGCAAAACTGAACTAGCAAAATATATCGGAGAAATCTTTAGTAAACTTGGTATTCTTAAAAATAATATTTTTAAAAAAGTTACCCGCTCTGACTTAATTGCAGGATATTTAGGACAGACTGCTAGTAAAACTAGGGCCGTTATCGATAATTGTTTGGGAGGAGTATTATTCATAGATGAAGCTTATTCTCTCGGTAACAACGAAAAGGGCGATTCCTTCTCAAAGGAATGTATTGATACATTATGTGAGGCATTAAGTGACCACAAAGAAAATCTTATGGTTATTATTGCTGGATATGAAAACGAATTAAAAACCTGTTTTTTCGATTATAATCAAGGACTAGAATCACGCTTTACATGGAGGTTTCAAACAAGTGACTATAGTTATAAAGAATTATATAGTATTTTTATTAAAAAGGTTCTCGATGCGAAATGGTCTATTTCTAAAGAGGACCCTATTCAACCGGAATGGTTCAAGTCCAATATAAAGCATTTCAAATTTTTTGGACGAAATATCGAAACATTATTTGCAAAAACAAAAATTGCACATAGCCGGCGTGTATTTTGTAAATCAAAAACGGAAAAAACCGTCCTTACACATTTAGATATAATAAAAGGATTTGAATTATATAAACACAACGACGCATCAAATAATGATAAAACTAATTTTATTGGTGCGGAACATATGTATCTTTAATTTTACTATTATTATACATAATAATGTCTAATAATAAACAGAAAAAAATTACTCTTGATCCTAAATATTTATCCTTGTCGGGTGGCGATAAAACCAAAAAAACTCGTGAAAAACCTCGAAAATATAAGAATAATACAAATCATAATTCTAAAACTTTGCGAAAAAAACTTATTGAAAAAATTAAAAATTATCAAAATAGACGCGAAGGAGATGAATTAACCCCTCCTGTAAAGGAGACCTCTTTCGATGATGAATTTAGCTCGTCCTTAGAATTTTTACAAGAACTTTCTAATAAGAAGAAACAAAATAATATCGGCAAAAATAAAGCATTAACCAAAAATAAAGCATTGCCAAAAGACGACAATCATCATAATATTCATACAACGCATAACATTGCCACAGGGCATAACATTGCCACCGAACATAATGTAGGTGGAGCAGCATCAACCCCCTTACGCCTCATTGAACATACTAATACTAATAATACTAATACTAATACTAATAATACTAATACTACTTCCATATCTACTACAAATCAAAATCGAATGACGGTTAAACATAAACAACCAGATTACAGTTGTTTGAAAGGTGGTTCTCGTCCAACATTTCGCGAATTAAAAAGGATGACGCAGCGAAGTGATACACATACCGCACCACCACACATAAAAATAAGTATCCCAGCAGACAGTCCACTACAACCATCTTCTGTTCATAACGAGAGAAGTTCTAAATTAGAACAAATTAAAAGTGAGTATAAACGAATTGCACATCCAGAAGGCAATGATACGAACAAATCAACTAAAACAAAACGATGCGTTGCACATAAAAAGATTAGAACCGTAAAATATAAATTAGGGAAAACTGGAACAATGGTATCTGTTCTAATTAAAAATACAGATACTAGGCGGCGTATCAAACACGAAATCTCATTATTAAGACAAAAAGCTATTACTGAGGTTAAACAATATTTGCGTGAGAAAAACTTGTTAAAAATAGGCAGCGATGCACCAAATGATGTTCTGCGAAAAATGTATGAACAGGCAATTTTGTCTGGCGATCTGAACAATAATAATGATGCTACTCTCATGCACAATTTCATGAATGATAAATGATACGGGACAGTACCATGTTCCGGTTATCATTACAATATTACATATGATTACTCAATATAAAGCTAATCATATATACTTTATAGTATACATGACTATTATTGCTGATTACTTTACATTGACTGCCAAACATAAAGAACAATATGGCGAAACAACTATTGTACTTATTCAAGTTGGGGTGTTTTTTGAAGTATATGCTTTACGTAGAGAGAACGGCACTTATATAGGTAGTGATATTGAAAAATTTACTACAATGAATGACCTAGTTATGGTAAAAATAAAAAGTAAAATGGCGGACGATACTGGCGTTATGTGTGATATTATGCAAGCCGGATTTCACGTAGACCACAGCGAAAAATATATAAATCGTTTACAAAATAATGGATATACAATTGTTATATACACGCAAGATACCCAGGCTAAACATACATCTAGAAGTTTAACAGAAGTTATCTCTCCCGGAACGTTCTTTACGAATGAAACTACCCAGCTAACCAATCATATCATGTGTATTTGGATTCATAAATCTACAGAGAGAAAATTAATGCGCGAGCAAATTACGATAGGAACCGCCGCGCTAGATGTTCTAACTGGTTATATCTCATCGTCGCAATTTAATCGCGAATTCTACCATACACCATGCACATACGATGAATTGGAGAGAATTGCCTCTATTTATAATCCGAGTGAATGTATTATTATTTCTAACTTGTCTAAAAAATATGTAGACGAGATCATAAGTTTTTCTAGTATAATGAGTAAAAAAATACACATTATCGATGGTTTATCAGAAGAATATGATGCGGTTCACATCGCGGATGGGGGCGCCCCTCTGGGTGTAAAAATAAACCAGGTTGCAATCATGGATTTTAGAACATATGCCCAAAATTCCGAAAAACAGACGTATCAGTTGGCAACAATTGAAAAATTTTATCCGGATATTCCATGCGATGAAATTATCGAAATGTTTCCAACGCACTTAATTGCAATTCAATCTTTAACTTTTCTCCTAAATTTTGTTCATCAACATAGTCCAAATCTTGTGAATAAACTACAATCGCCCATGTTTGAGAATCATTCTGATAAACTTATTCTGGCAAATCATTCTTTGAAACAATTAAATATACTTACTGATAATAAACAAACAGGTAAGCTGTCTTCTGTAAGCAGCTTTTTGAATAATTGTGTTACTGTTATGGGGAAACGCGAATTTTCCCGCATATTACATAACCCAACTACAAATATAGAGTGGTTAAATACTTCATATGCAATTACAGAGTATTCTTTAACCAACAATATTTGGGAACCCTTGCGCAGCAATTTATCAGGAATAAATGATATTGAAAAATTTTCGAGAAAACTTGTTCTTAAAAAAGTAAATCCCAAGGAGCTGTCCGTATTTTACAATGATATTTCTAAGTTATTGTTTATTTATAATAAAATGAAAACAGATGAAACGATAAATGAGTATATTAATAATTCTGCCAACCGAAACGATACGCCCTGGCCGAGTGGATATATTAGTAATGTGTGCAATCAAATTTTACGTCGTATAGATAATAGCTTTTATATTGAAAAGTGTTCCCATATTTATAATTTAAATAGCGAATTTCTCTCGGCTATTGCAAGACCAGGTGATTTTTTTATTAAACCAGGAATATCTCTAGAAATAGACCAATTGTTTGATGACTGCATTCATTCTCGCAAAAAACTCGAATCCATTAGAGAATGGCTGTCCGGTAGGGTTGCGTCTATCGAAAAAAGTAACAAAAGTGCAAAAACAAAAGCCAGAGTTTCTGCAGATGCACTAATGGCATGTTTGGCAGGTAATCAAAATAATAGTAATCCTAATTCTGAGCAAAACCCAACAGAAAAAAAAACGAAATTTATTAAGATTCACGATACGCCTAAATCGGATCCCATTTTAATGGGAACTAAGCCAAGAATTACCCGGTTACAAAGTGTAATAGAATCACTGATAAACAAAGCGGCAGCAACACATACCGAAAAAACAGTTACTCTCCGATACAAAGATAATATTGGACAATATCACGAGTTTGAATTTGCATATGATAAGTTGGAGTATTTCACTATTGGAAGTAATAAAAAAGATATGGGAGTTGCAAATAAGATGATTAAGTCACTCGCGTTAAAAACGCACTCATCTGAAATCCTCTTGGTATCAGAAATTATCACATTTTTTAATACATTTATTACAGATTTCACACAATTTCATGATATACTTCAGGATATTATTCAGTTCACTACTGCACTTGATATATTACAAACAAAATGTTATATAGCTGACAAATATCATTATAATAAGCCAAATATTATTCCGGCAGAAAAGGCATTTTTTTCTATTGAAGGAGTTCGCCACCCTCTTATCGAACATATTCAAACAAATGAATTATATGTCACAAATGATATTAGCTTAGGAGCATCATCTAATGTAGATACTTCTAGCCATGCAGTTGGCGCCGATACCGAAATGTATAATGGCATGTTATTGTATGGCGCAAATGCTGTAGGGAAAACCAGTCTCATTAAATCTATTGGAATTGCAGTGATTATGGCACAAGCTGGCCTGTATGTTCCTTGCACATCGTTTTGTTTCTCGCCATATCATTCTATTTATACGAGAATTTTAGGAAATGATAATATATTCAAGGGTCTCTCCACATTTGCCGTAGAGATGACGGAATTGCGCACTATTTTACGCATGGCTGATAAAAACAGTCTTATTCTTGGTGACGAATTATGTTCTGGTACAGAAAGCGATTCCGCTCTTAGTATTTTTACAGCCGGACTCGAACATTTACATGAAACAGATGCTACACATTTATTTGCAACACATTTTCACGAAATACAACATTTTGAAGAAATTACCGCCCTACGCAAACTATGCATGAAACACATGGCAGTAACCTATGACGAAGCGGAGGATTGTTTAATATATGATCGAAAACTTCGACCTGGTGCAGGAGATAGTATGTATGGACTGGAAGTGTGTAAATCATTGCATTTACCAGACGATTTTTTAAAGAGGGCACATTATTTAAGGAATAAATATAATGACTCACAACAAAATATTTTAGGTCAAAAAGTAAGTCATTTTAATGCAAAAAAAATAAAAGGTGATTGTGAAATTTGTGGCGAAAAGGGAACAGAAGTTCATCATTTGCAACATCAAAAAGAAGCTAATACAAAGAACTCATATATAGGAACATTTCACAAAAATCATAAAGCGAATCTAATTACAGTTTGTGAGAAATGTCATAACAAATTTCATGATAATATAGAACAACATGTTCGAGTGAAAACAACAAATGGTTATAAAATATCAGCTATATAAAATATCAGCTATATAATATATAATGAATTTTGTTCGTCAAAATATGATGTATATTATCGGTATCGTAGTTGGATTATTTGTTATTGTAGTATTATTTCAATCTTGGAACCCCGTATTGGGTGCGCGAGAGAAGCGAGTAAGTAAAATAGTAACGGTTGAGGGGGTATTATTGAAATAAAATTATGCAAAACATTTAGCGAATATAATTGCAATACTGTATCTTATTGTGGAAAATGGTTATTTCATTGGCGGAATAAATAATCATACCAATATAAACAAAGTGATTCTATCAATATAAGAATATATTGTTAAAAATTGATTTATATATTAATTGTATATAAATATATAAACATGATTATTCCGGTGAAATGCTTTACATGCGGAACTGTGCTTGGAGACAAATACCGCTATTATACGCGCGAAGTGCGTCGCAAAAAGGCTGCGGCAGGCGCCGACGTAGATAAGGTGAAATATTTAACGGTTGATATGGTAGATAAAACGATTGAGGGGGAAACACTTGATGTTCTTGGTCTAAATAAAATGTGTTGCCGCAGACATATGTTAACTCATGTGGACATTGAATAATATTTACATAGATATATAAATATTTACAGAGATATATTCACCATATATTTTTTATAAATATAATATTAGTATATAATAATGAAAAGTAAAAAATACAGACGCAGACGATTTAGAAGTAATACTCGCAAAAATAAAGCGCGTAAAGTAAAGCAACATCGCCGCCATCGTGGTGGTGGCTGCCTTAATATATTTCCATTATCAACGTGTGGGAGCGCAGTAGGAGGATGTGATCCTTATCCCACCCCATACGGTAGCACATTTAAACAATATGGAGGATGGAAATTAGATGACGTTGGAGGTCGTTTAAGCGCTTCTAAAAAACGCGGTAAAATATCGCACAGTAAAAAAACCAAAAATACACACCATTCTGCGAAAAGAAATTCTCGAAGAACTTCGAAAAGAACTTCGAAAAGATATTCGAAAAGATACTTTAGAAAAAAACGACGACAACATACTAATATGAAAGGTGGTAGTGGACGCAGCCCAATTCTTGGTGCGGAATTACAACAAGGAATATACACATTATGGAATACTGGGGAAAAAGCAGTGAATACTTGGAATGGACGTAAATCGCCATCTTCATTAAATGCCTCTCCTTTAGACCAACCGTTAATTGTATCATAATTTATTTTTATTTTATTTTATTTTAATTTATTTTAATTTATTTTAATTTATTTTAATTTATTTTAATATATTATAAATGAATCTTACCAAAACCATAAAAGATTTATGCACGCCAGCATATGTATATTTAGTTATCTCTATAATTTCTATTATTATTGTATTCATTCAAAATAGAAATAACACTGATGTATATTGTGTAGGCAGCTTAGAATGTGATGTGCCGAGTACACCACTTGTATTTGTCGCTAATATAGTATATACTGTTTTTTGGGTATTTGTATTAAATTCAATATGTAAGTCAGGGCATTCGCGTGTATCGTGGTTCTTAGTTTTACTGCCATTTGTATTATTCCTTCTTGCTTTAGGCGTTTTAATCTTAATACAAACAAAAACTATAGAAGGGCTTACAAATGAAAAATGTGACTGCGAAAAAGGGGGGAAATGCACATGTGGTAAAAATTAATAAACGTGTTGTAAAAATTAATGATATAATTACTGTGATAATTACTGTGATAATTACTGTAATAATTAGGAATATACTATGGTATATAATATAATGTTCATCATAAATATTATATTATTCGTTAAAAACTAATATAGTTTTTAAGTCTAAAAAAAACCCTCATTATTATATAATGGACGATATATCGATACAAAAAATTATAGATAAATATTTTGAAGATAACCCTCAATGGTTGGTTCAGCACCAGATATCATCATATAATAATTTTATGGAGAATGATATTTCGAGGATTATGAAAGAGAAAAATCCCATACAAATTATGAAAATGCAGGACCCAAAAACAAATGAATTCAAGTTACGATGTAATTTATATTTAGGAGGAAAAGCGGGCGATAAAATATATTACGGGAAACCTATTATTTATGATGAGCGTGGAAAACACTATATGTATCCAAATGAAGCCCGATTACGCAATATGACATATGCTATTACGATTCATTATGATCTTGAAGTAGATTTTTTCATTCACGATGAATCAGAAGAAAAAAGAGCAGAAGAAAAAAAAGAAGAAGAAACCGCCCCTACACACACATTAACATTAGAAAAAATATTTTTAGGGAGATTCCCAATTATGTTGAGGTCGAATCTATGTATTTTGGATAATTTAAACCCGCGTGTTCGTTTTGAAATGGGTGAATGTAAAAACGATTATGGTGGGTATTTTATTATAGATGGTAAAGAGAAATGTATTGTATCGCAAGAAAAGTTTGCAGACAATATGCTTTACGTTCGAAAAGATTTGAATGAATTATATAGTGCCGCTGCCGATATTCGATCTGTATCGGAGGATACATCTAAGCCTACGCGCACCATGTCTGTTCGTATTGTTGCGCCTACTCCATCATTATCAAATAAGCAAATTGTGGTTATTGTTCCAAATGTTCGTAAGCCTATACCATTATTTATTATGATGCGAGCATTAGGTGTCGTATCTGACCAAGCTATTATTGAGCATTGTCTTCTTGATATGGATAAATATAAAACATATATTGAATTATTCGTTCCATCTATACATGATGCAAATAAGTTTTTTAATCAAGATGTCGCGCTCAAATATATTGCAACATTTACTAAGGGTAAAACGGTATCACATGCTTTGGAAATTCTTTCTAATTATTTTCTCCCGCATATAGGCGTGTCAAATTTTAAAAACAAAGCTTATTTCTTAGGACATATGGTGCGAGAAATGTTGCGCGTATATACAGATGTGGTGAAATCAACAGATCGTGATAGTTTTCGATTTAAACGCGTGGAAACACCCGGCATTTTGTTGGGTGACTTATTTAAAGAATATTATTCCCTCCAGGTAAAGCATATATTTCAGAAAATAGACAAGGAATACTACTATAAACAATCAAAATACCAAAGTAACTTTATCGATTTGATTGAGGGAAATTACAATGAATTTTTCGCAGAAAGAATATTGGAACAAGGTGTTCGAAAAGCATTTAAAGGAAATTGGGGCGCAGAAGCCCACACTAAGCGGGAAGGCGTTGTGCAGGATTTGAATCGTCTTAGCTATAATTCTGCAGTTTCACAACTTCGTAAAGTAACTCTCCCTATTGATGCTAGCGCAAAAATAACAGGTCCATTATTGCTGCATTCTTCACAGTGGGGTATTATCGATCCTGTTGACACTCCAGATGGAGGAAATGTAGGGCTGCATAAGCATTTGAGTTTAGGTGCATTCATAACTGGTTCTTGTTCATCATACCCAATTATAAAATTGTTACGACGCCATTGTAATATGAAATTATTACAGGAAAGTAGTCCGAATGAAATATCGCATGATTGTAAACTATTCGTAAATGGGAATTGGGTTGGCACCTCAAGCTCGCCTAATAGCGTACGTGATAAATTGAAAAAATATAGACGAAGCGCATTATTGCCAATATATAGTAGTATAAATTGGGATATAGCAAATAACACTATATATATATATACTGACGGTGGTCGATTATGTAGACCAGTATTTTATGTTGACGATGGTCGCGCGAGCTATGATAGAAAACCGGTGTTAGAAAAACTTAAAACAGACAGTTTTAGTTGGGTACAATTAATCACCGGTTTTGCCGAAAAAATAGATGGCGCATTCTCTCTATCAAAATGTTATACCTATGGAAAAGTAAATGCATTGTATGCTACCGATGATATTGAGACACTTCAATCAACCCAAGCTGTGATTGAGTATATTGATGTTTCTGAAGAAGAATCTGCCCTTATTGCACATTCAGCAGAACAATTTCATTCCACATTAGCAAAGATTCACCATGAAAGATATACGCATATAGAAATACACGCATCGCTTATTCTTGGTGTCATGGGCAATCAAGTTGTATTCCCTGAAAATAATCAGTTGCCGCGTGATTTATTTGCATGTGGTCAAATGAAACAAGCTGTTTCGTTATATCACTCGAACTTTCAGGTTAGAATAGATAAGATGGGGGTCGTTTTAAATAATGGACAAATGCCTCTTGTAAAAAGTAGATATTTAGAGAAAATAAATAATGAACAACATCCGTATGGCGAAAATGTTATTGTCGGTATTATGTGTTACAATGGTTACAACGTAGAAGATGCCATATTGGTAAATGAAGGTTCTATCAATCGTGGATTATTTAGAACTTCATATTACAATATGTATGAAACATTTGAAGAGCAAACGAATACAGGAAATTCGCAAATAGACAGTAGATTTGCAAATATCGAAGACGAAAATGTAATCGGGTTAAAACCAGGGTTTGATTATGGTGCACTTGATAAAGCAGGAATGATTAAAGAAAATACAAAGGTAGACGATAAAACGGTTTTAATAGGAAAAGTAATTACGAATTTAGATGACCCTGAAGTGTCAACCGATGCATCTATATTCGCCAAAAAAGGACAGCTTGGATATGTAGATAAAACTTTTATTACTGAAGGAGAAGAGGGTAAACGTATTGCAAAAGTCCGCATACGCCATGAGCGTATTCCTAATATTGGAGATAAGTTTTGTTCTAGATGTGGACAAAAAGGAACCATTGGATTAGTCGTTCCTGAAGAAGATATGCCATTTACAGACGATGGTATCCGTCCCGATATTATTGTAAATCCTCATGCATTGCCTTCTAGAATGACAATTGGTCAATTAGTAGAAACTTTAATGGGTAAAGCATGCAGTATATACGGTGGCTTCGGGGATTGCACTGCATTTATGAATAAAGGACCAAAACATAAACAATTTGGCGATATGCTTAGGCGAGAGGGTCTTCAATCTACCGGAAACCAACTATTATATAATGGACTTACAGGCGAACAATTACAAATGGATATATTCTTTGGACCCACGTATTACATGCGTTTAAAACATATGGTTAAAGATAAAATTAACTCTCGTGCACGCGGGCCACGCACACTACTAACAAGACAAACTGTTCAGGGCAGAGCAAACGAGGGAGGTCTACGCGTTGGAGAGATGGAGAGGGATGGTATATTAGGGCACGGTGCCGCTAAATTTTTACAAGAATCTATGCTTGTTCGCGGAGACGAATATTTTATGGCCGTGTGTAATCAAACTGGAATGATCGCAATATATAACGATAGTTATAATTTATTTTTAAGTCCATATGCTGATGGGCCTATACGATTTGAAGGAACACTGGATAACAAATTGCAAATAGATAATGTAAGTAGATTTGGGAGATCATTCAGTGTACTACGTATCCCTTACGCGTTTAAATTACTCATACAAGAATTACAAACGATGAACGTTCAGATGAGAATTATAACGGATAAAAATATAGATCAGCTAACAAGCATGTCATTCTCGAATAATGTTGTGAAATTACTTGGCAAAGAAATGACGACGCGCGAATTATTAAATCATGTAAATGAAATTGACAAGAAGGATGTGCCTAAAAATATCGACATGTTTACGCCTGAACAAGCGAATACGCCCATCAAATTTAGTATGGAAGATTTACCTGTTCCTGCGATTATAAAAGACAGCACAATGCAAGAAGTTAGACCGCAATTAGTAGAGCCCAGTTCGCCCGCCTTCCCTGTCACACCATCTCAACAATATGAGGCAACCTCTCCGCAATATGAGGCAACCTCTCCGCAATATGAGGCAACCTCTCCGCAATATGAGGCAACAATGTCATCTTCACCCGCATTAAAATCACCATCTCACGAAGGTTCTCCTATAGCAGGAAAAGACTTAGCTACTACTCAAGCAGAAACTACCCAAACACAAGCGCAAGTTGCATTGGCTCAAGCACAAGTCTCATTAGCTCAAAATCACACATTATTACCTATTGATAAACAATCTGCAGTTCAAAATATTACACAAACCATAGCTGATGCTAAACAAAAAGAGGATGAAAGCTTTTTCACTGATCTTTCTTCTACTGCAGATAATACACTTCCTGAAGAAAATGACGTTGCCACTGCAAATACTATCAATGATATTATTGATAAAGCAAAAAAAAAAGCAACCGAGAGTATATTATTCACAATTAATGACAAAGATAAAGAAGAAGAAAAAGAAGAATCAGAAAAGAAAGAAATTATTATAAAATAATAAATGTTTATTACATATTATAAAATTGAAAAGAATTAAAACATATTATATATATATATATAATATGTCTCAGAGCAGTCAACTATCACACATTTTCAAATCTAGGGAAAATATTTTATTACAACTAGAGAAGCAAGGTTATAATGTTGATAGCTATTCTGGTTTCAATATGGGCGAAGTGAATTCAATGTTTCAGGCGCGACAAATGGATATGCTTCTTAAAAAAGAGGATGATGCGAAAAACGTATATGTAAAATATCATTTATCAAAGGCAATTCGTCACAATAATATTTATGAGTATATTGAGGACCTATTTCAATTAGAAGAAGTATTAACTAATAAAGATGAACTGATCATTATTGTAAAAGATGAACCAAATGAACCTATTCTTAAAACTGTAAAACATATTTGGAAACAAGACGGAATTATGGTAACTTTATATAACATTAAACGTCTGCAATTCAATATTTTAGACCATGAATTAGTTCCACCACATCGCGTATTGACGAATGAAGAAGCCGAAGCCATTCGACAGAAATATAATATTAAGAATAACCTGCAAATGCCAGGCCTGACACGTTTTAATCCAGTATCTCTAGCGATTGGCATTCGTCCTGGAGAAATTTGTGAAATTACTCGTAAAAGCAAATCTGCTATCAGCGCCCCTTTCTATAGAATTTGTGAGGACGAATAAATATTATACTTATTCCTTTTATATTTATATATTATATATTATATATGCCCCCTCCAACTGAAACGGGATTACAAAAATTAGAAAGCGAAAAAAGAAAATTACAACTAAAACTTTCCTCTCTCAAAGGAAGCAAACAAGGAGCACAAGCAATGTATATAGACTCGAAATTAATTTATCAACAATATTATTTAGGAAATTGGTTATTGGTTCTTACAATGCTAGGAATGGGGGTCATGTATAAAAAAAATAGACAAGCAATATATTAAAAATCCTATACTAAATGTATAACATAAATTCGCAATATAATGATTCTATTATCATTTTATTATTTATATATATATATATATATATATATATATATATTCATGGCAAATATTCATGAACCTTTAGATAAACCTGTCAGTTTAGTTCAAGGAGAAATATTTTTTGATCATTCATATAAAAATAAAGATTGTAATAATAAAGACATACTAGAAGGATTTACTTCTTCACAACGATTGTTAAATGGGTCAGAGATTTGCGGAACCAAGCCCAGCTGCATTGATTACCTCGCACCTCCTTCTGCTGCTGCCCGCACTCGTGCTGCTGCTGCTGCTCGTGCTGCTGCTGCTGCTCGTGCTACTGCTGCTGCTGCTGCTGCTCGTGCTACTGCTGCTGCTGCTGCTGCTCGTGCTACTACTGCTGCTGCTGCTGCTGCTGCTGCTGCTGCTCGTGCTGCTGCTGCTGCTCCTCCTCCTCCTCCTCCGCCTCCGCCTCCGCCTCCAGCAGACGCCACCGCCGTCGACTGCCTCATGTCCGCGTGGGGCCCGTGGGGCGCCTGCAGCAAGTCGTGCGGCGCCGGCTCGCAGTCGCGCAGCCGCTCCGTCGTCGTCCAGACTGCGTTCGGCGGCAAGGCCTGCGCGCCCCTCAGCGCCACCCAGCAGTGCAACACGCACAAGTGCACCGCCGCCGACGCCGGTGCCAACGCCGGTGCCGACGGCACCGGTGTCGGAGTTCTCGTTGATGAGGATGGCGTTTTCCAATCTGGCTTCACGGGCGATTTCTGCGAGCGCGCGGCCAGTTATTCAGACCATTATACAAATAAACATGGGTATCTGTTATCATTTTTAAGTACATTCGTCATGATATATTTTGTATACAGTGTATATACTGGAATGACGACATTTGATATTACAGCTGTCGACAATAAACAAAATCACAGAGTCATTTTAGCAATATGTATAGTTATTATTATCGTTATAAATAATCTAATATAATTAATATAATATAAATAATACATTGTAAACAAATGGCGAATAGATTATCTAACATAAATGTATATCATTTTATGTTAGATATATTTGATGGGTTGCAAACCATTGAGTTTGGATTGGCACAAGGGGTGGAATTTAAAAATTTAAATGCTCTTGTTATACAAGACAACACCGTTTGTGCCCCAGAATTACTCGGATATTCAATACCTAAACAATCAAATATTATTGAAGGTATTGCGAATCCGACAAGCGGAACAACAAAAACAATCACAGAACTAGACGCTGAATTAACAACAACCTTAGATACTTACACTACTAAACAAAATCAATATGCGCGACAACTAAAAACCACGCCATTTTATGGTAAAATTGTAGAAGTGAGTGGGACAACGTTTGATTTTTCATACGCATATATAAATAATTACGGATACAAACATAAGTTTCCTAATGCTGCATCATGGGTCCAAAAAAACACTGATTGTAGTTTGGGAACAACTATCATTACAGAAGCATCGTATAGTAGTATTGGTCGCAGTGCAACTGATATGTCTAATGGGCAACCATGCATAGCAGGAGAACTTATAAATGATGGGTCAACCACAAATTATGCATGGGTGGATGTGAAGGGAGTGAAGCATACGTTTACGGATGCCAGCAAAGCAACATGGCATACCACGTGCCGACCTCTGACAGCAAAAATACTAACTGCGGCACAAGGGTACGATAAAATACCGACAGGTCCCCCTATGAAAGCAACTGATGCTTGTAGTAAAACTTATGTATCATCTGCTCTAGAAGCGGAATTAAGTGCATTAAATACAAAATTAACTACGTTGGCACGACAAATTAATACAGCAAGGGCAAAAGAACATTCTACAAATACACAATTGGGTGTAACACAAACGCGATATTGGAATACATTTAAAAATAATGCCAATAAATATTATTCATCTACATTCGGTGGTGCAACAACAAATGCAACATTAGATGCAAAGGAAGAAAGTTCTGGATTATTTGCTACAACAAACCAGAGGCACTTTTATATATGGTTTGTATTTGCAATACTATTACTATGGTATCTTCTTCGCGTGGTATATAAAAGCGCGACATATATTTATGACACCGATACATTAACAGTATTTAATTGGCAAAACCTCATTATATTTGTCTGTTGTATTTGGATCATTAGCGTTGTGTGGAAATGGCGCCCACCGTGGATGCGCGCGGAATGGTATACAATTCCTGCATGGTTACGTTAAATTTGCGATGCTTTAATTTGGACATCTGCAGCACGCGCAATATCTTTTACCGCTTTTTGGATGCCTTTTGTTTCATGTAAAATATCTTGCGTTGCACTTTGCACAACTTTAACATATTCCATTTGTCCATTATCTGTAGTCATATGCTCTGGATTGTCATCTTGCCAGTCTTTTACAACAGAAACATATTTATGTGATAATTTTGTTATCGCAGTTTTTAATTTTTCATTTCCTACATCTTTATTCCATGCCCCCTCCTCTTTAATATACATTGTATTTCGTTTCACATCTGTGCATTGTATCGGACGATGAATAAACTCTGTCTCTTGTAAGTTTTTTAAAAATACATCTTTTGTGCTTGACAAAAGATTTGTTTTACGCGCCTGTATCAAATCATGTAACTGAACAGTTATACTTTTAATAAATTCTGGCAAACTAATAGCATCCTTGCATGTCTCATTCAAATACACCTGTAAATTGAAATTATTTGTCTGATTCCCTATTTTTGGCACCATCTTTTTAAGTGTTTCGTTCTGCTCTGAAAGTATTTTATTTTGTTCTAGGAGCGCACTCGATTGTTCTTTAATCGTATTTGATTGTTTTGTAATAGTTGTTAGACAATCTACCAAAATAGAATTCATTTTTTGCGTATCTACATTCTCTCCAGATTCTGTTATGGAAACTATTTCATTTGACAATGCATTGTTACAAGACGAATGTTTATTATGTCGCCATAAACTTGATCTGCATGAAAATGCCTCTTTACATGTTTTACATGTAAATGACATATCGGCATCTGGTAATGTTTTTTTATCAAGCTTCATGGCATGTTTTTTTGTTGATAAATGTTGAGAAAAATTATTTTTATGATTCGTGTCGTAATTACATACTTCACAATGAAAACGATGAGTTTGGTGCATAATATATATATATATATATATCTAAACTACTTTACATAATATAATTATAACATAATATTGCTAAATATGTATTTTTTATTATAGTATTATCATGTCATATATATTTTTATATTTATTATTATTATACCTATAGTGGTCGGTTTTTTTTTGTGTCAAAAAAACCGCTTTTGTTTCAAAAAAACCGTTTTTGAAATATCGTAAGGAAAATCATTTTATATAGCATGTATTACAATACATTTGTCGTCTAAACCAAAATTTATTATTTTTTGTCCACCAAAACCGGTTTTTTTTTGTTTCACATTTGTTTCACCATTTTTTTGGCATAAAAGTGACTCAAATTTGAGTAGAAATGTTTATGGTAACAATTCTTGCGTTAAAATAATTGGATTTAGAGCATTATGGTAAGAGGCGTTAATCGGCACTTTTTTTTCAATTCTATTTTCTGAAATTTCTAGAAGGACAATTATAATTGTCCTTTTACAAATTTCGCATCGAAGAATTGAAAAAATATATACTCTTATTCTTTAAGTATAAAATCCATAATATATTATATCAATAACCTATTATATCAATAATAGTATGTATACAGCTCATCATTTGTATGACGGTAATTATTAGATATAAACATTCCTAGGTAATTTGTTATTCACGATATAGTCTATCTCTTGGTAGAGATCGAAAATAGTTCTGGAGAGAAAGTCGATTAAAAAGGGATATAGGATATATAATAGGATATATAGCCATATTTTCCATTTTAAATACTTTTTATCTGGGAAAAAACTACTTGTAAAAAGATAAACAAGTAAAATCAAATAATATACTAACACGAAAATCTTTCGTATCCATAATAAGTGTGCTGATTCACTCGTCTCATACGCCATTCTTCTAATATCTGTGCGCGTTGGACCAATTATATTATCAATATCAAGTTGTGTGTTGTTGATGTCTTTCTGTAATTGTGTTTGGTATTTTTTCATATACGTTGCCAGACCGTTAACCATATATATATATATATATATATATATATATATATATATATATATATATATATATATAATAATTTTATTATTAATATTTTTATATCCGGAGTATTTATTGCAACAACTATTCGACATGTGAAAATGACTCTGCTTTGTTATATGGTATGGCATCCACTCTGTTATTTTCCCATGAACACGTAATAGGTTCGGTAAGCACATAGTTTAATTTTCTATTTTCAAAAGTTTCTGTTGCGGTTTGTCCAGGAAGCACGCATTGCCCTAGAGTTTTATTATAAACTGTTTTAGAAGAGCAGCACCCCTCTCCATAGCATCCCATACCTAACCCTTTTACTGCATCAGTTGTTTTGTCGCGAATAGAATCGCCAAAACGAGTGCTTTCCCATTGAGATTTGTTGTATTGATATACCGTAGGATCATTTGCACCAATATTATACCACCAATTATATTCGTCAAAATTCATATTATCTCTCCACATGACGTCATAGAGTTTTTGTATGACTAGATAGCCACCTAGCACCAGAATAATAGCGATTAATAAATCTGCGATCATATTGGGGATAAGTGATCGTTTACGTAATACAGATAAAACAAGAATCGGTAAAGTAAGTATAATCATCAAATAGACGATAGTCGCATATGCCTTATATTTTTTGCTATAGTACGTATTTATTTCTACCATACGCATTTTATTTCCCAAATTACTATCACTATTATTAGTATTTTTTTTTAGTTGATTCAAGTTTTTTTCTGCTAAATCAACCATTGCACGTTTTTCAATTAATGCATTGTATGTTTGTGTGGAGTCATATATTTGCTTATTATATGTCGCCGGAATTGTTTTGTATAGATTCGTACGTATAGTAGAAAGTTTGGTAATTTGCGTAACTAAATCAGTAATTTCTGTTTGAAGCGCCGCAGTATGCGTAGTTTTGTTAAGTGCAACAGCAGCATCCAATTTTGTTTGTAGTCCGAGTTCCATGTCTTGAAGCTGTTGAATATTATGTAATACAGTTATGCTTGCGCTGTCACTAACTGTCATAATATTATGATATATATTATAATGATATTTATTTTTAGCTATCATTATAATATACTTCATGAAATATCCTAAATGAAATAGAATTCTTTTAGTCTCCTGATTTCATATCATCCGTGAGCATGGCAATATGCTGCTGCCCTCGAGCCATCTTATTTTCTCTATATCCGAGATATGCTTCTCCTTGTGGCAGACCAACACTATGTAACGAATTATCGTGTATTTGTTGTAAATCGTGTGATTTTTTAGTTTCTGTATTGCCTTTCAAAGATGTCCATAAAGTTTGGATAAGTTCACCTAGCATTATATATACACAATAAAACATTTTTATATTAAAATGTCTGTTCAATAAAATAGTAAATAAATATAGAAGCACCTAAAATAAGGATAATTGTTTCTGCGCCTCCGGATGTTTCCGTTGTAAACATTTTAACTAAAAAATATGCCATTATGGAATAAATAATAAAAAAACCTACTAAATGATAATAATTGCTGTCTGCTAATAATTTGGTAGTGTCCATTTCTCTGCGCTGAAAATTTTGTTTTGTTTGAAGATTCTGTAACACAATATTTTTTTTTTGTATTTCACCAATAATTGTATCTAATTCCCCATCAGATGTAGTAATACCATTACCATATAATGCGTTTTTTGTCTTAATACCTGCGGATGTTGTCTGTATATATATTAATTTTGTTTCGATTTGTTTATTTAATATTTTTAATGTAGCTAGGCTGTCCGCGCTTTTTGTATGTAATCCTACCTTCAAATTAGATACATATATTTCATGTTGCTGTTGATAAGTCAACATAAGTTGCTCCACATCAGTTATTGCAACTTGTAAATCAAGTATTGATGGATTAGATTTTTGCGCAGGTGTCATTACTGTATATAAAGATTATTTTACATATGGCTACCGCTGTTTTTATAGTTTTTTATATAGTCGTTAATATTATATGCAATACCCATACCACTACCAAACCCGAACCCGTAGAATACTTTTTCAGTAAATTTATAAAACATAATTATATATTCATCGTAGTTTATGTCTAATACAATTCGTATACGAATTATATTATTATTCACATAAGTATAATATGAATACTAATACTAGTGTGAATAATATTAATAATAATATTAATAATAATAATAATAATAATATTAATAATATTATTAATAATAAAAAATTGGTATATCAAATCATCTCAAAAGGGAATGAACGCATTATTATAAACGAAGAAGGCATTGTTGATGTTAAACCGAATGATATCTTTCGAATATATCACACAAATAACAAATATGTTTGCATATTAAATAATAGGTTTATACAAGAATTCGATGAATTGCGAACGATAAAATACTATAATAGTAATTATTATGCATTATCTACTATATTATCTTTATCATTACAAAATTCAGACGAACATTCAAGGATAAATTTTGATCATATACAAAAGTTGTATCTTAATATGATGAATACAACATTACCAAATATGCAGCTTTGTATTTGCCACACAGAAACAACATATGACCCATTTTTAGATAATATAATAGAATCGAATAATATAAATTATATTTTTATTAAAAATCCTTTTCATTTTAATTTAGGGTATTGCCGAAATCTTTGTCGATATGTGTGCAATAGTAACAAAATTATGCATACGGATATAGATATACCATTAACTGCAGAACAGATAATTGTTATGATGAAAAAGTCTCAAATATATGACATTGTTAAACCATATCATCGGCGGTTAATATTTACAACTAAAGAAGAAAAAGAGGCATATTTGTTAGACAAGACAATTCCAGAGAGGGATACGCAATATTTGGGAACAATAACAGGGGGAATAGTATTATTTGACAAAAAGGTTTTAATAGAAACAGGTGGTTATGAGGAATTTAATTGTTATGGTTTAGAAGACAGATGTTTGGATGTAGTTGTTCTAAATAGAAAGTATACACTTTATAAAATAGCGAACAAGCTGCTACATTTATATCATGATAAACCCTCAGTAATAACACTACAAAATAATTACAATCAGATGCTTTTGTATGTCAAAAAATATTATAATTGTTTGTTTTATGATAAACAATATAAACATCATGTACACGAACATTGCAAACACAAAAAAGATATGACTGAAATCATCAGTTTTAATAAGAGATATAATGCCGATTTGACACTATTTAATCACCCTGTCATTAAATCATTAGTGTTAAAAAATAGATGGTAACTATAGGGATTTATATAAAAATAAGAATGTAATATAATTATAATAGTATTATAATATAATGTTGTTAACAAGACGGGGTTCTAAAAGGCATGAGTTCACTCCTTTGCCTTCGCCAATATTTAATATTTTGGTGAAGGTTGGTTATCACAATATACCACAATGCAATGTATGCATAGAAAGTATATTATTACAAACATATAGAAAATGTAATATTATAATAGGATACGATGATGAACGAACGTTACAATATTTAAACAGGTATAGGTCACATCCTAATATTATAATGGTTAAATGTCATAATAATAACAATGATCTATCAGAACTATTAGGAAAGGTATATTCTAATTGGATAATACTATTAGAATCTAATGACAAGTTTGTAAATGATAGTGTATTAGATCAAATAAGACATCGTGCAAATAAACCAAATGATATTGTATTTTGGAACGTTTCAAACGATACAAATACGGTAGACAAATCGCGAACATATGGACAATGTTTCCATGCGTCCTATAAGCAGAATTTTTATAATAATGGAAAAAGTGTTGTAGAAGGGGAATATATAAAGCGTTTATCATTAAACAAAAATATTAATCAAAAAATTATAAATCGCGTAGTAATTGTGAAACAGCAAGTTAATTTTAATAATATTTCAACAACTTCAAATGTAATTACTGTTTTTTCAGCATTGAATAGCAATAATGGAACACATAAATACCATTCCAGTAAAATTTATAAGGATATGGGGTTTGAATATATGTTAACTTCAATAAGTAAAACCAAATTTTTAAATTATCAGACAGTTATTATTGATGGTGTTACTAGTAATGCAGATACATTTTTGAGAAAATTACATAAAAAAAAACATATAAATTGGATAAATACAATATATTTAATTGATAATCAAGACCAACAGGAGTATTTAAAAAAATACGAAAAATGGGGCGAACCTGTATATACAGATAATTTGTTTATTTATAATGAATTTAAATACGTTTTTCCGATATTTCTCGCTCTACCTCTTATAAAATTTACTAATGTGGATAAATATAATAAAATAACAATATTTTTGGATTGCAAGCGGATAAATATAACTAATAATAAAAAACAAATAATTTTACAGTTAAAAAAAAACTATGATATGCATATTATTAAACTAGATTCAAATACAATTGTAGACAACTATGACAACTTGTTTGAGAATAGTAGCGTATTATTATATGTAGATGACGATTTTAATAAATATAGAGGAAGCAAAAAAATTATTGATGCACTTATTCAAAATAAAATCATTATATTACAAAATATAGAAACATATATAACAAAAATGTTAAAATATATAAGGTATCCAAATTATATTTTATTCAATGATTATACTGAATTAGATAATATAATTGCAAATATCTCAATAAATAAAATAAAATATTTTGATTTTTCTATACTTCACAATAAATTTGTATATTATACTAATATAATGGAAGATATAAATAAATACAAAAATATGATTAATATCCATAATAAAACGGTGATTTTGTTGGGGAATGGTCCCAGTGCTAAAGACGTAGATTTTAAAAAGTTATCATTCCCTACAATTGGCATGAATGTCGCATATAGATATTGGGAAAAAATAGATTGGTATCCTGATATATATTGTTGCTTAGATGTTGAATTAATTAAAAGTCATTTTAATAATATTTTACACATGATACAACAAAATAAATGTCATCATTATTTTTTGAGAAAGAAATTTAAAGACCTATGTAAGGAAAACAATATTGATATAATACAGACAAATATATATTATTTAGAAGAAATGGAACATATTCTTTTCGAAAGTAATAAACATATCACAACAGGGGCTTACTCTTTAAGGTTCGCATTATTTCTAGGATATACTGATATAAGATTAATAGGTATAGATAGCAATTACGTAAATTTTGTAACAAACAGCAAAAAGAAAAATACAATAAAAACATCTACAGCATTAGAGATAACAGAAAACGCAGCTTCAGTAAATTATTTTTATAGTGATTATCAGAAAAAAGGAGATGTTTATAATATTCCTAATGTAGATAAACAATTTGTATGTAATTGTAAATATTGCGGAGGAACAATAACAAATCATAAAGATTTGCATAATATGGTGTTTGATTTTGTGATAATAGATATAAAAACAATAAAACAATACAACAATATTAGTATTAAAAATTACTCAACAATATCTAACTTAAATCAATTTGTTAAAAATGATTTAAAATTAATATATAAATAATATATAAAGAATATTATAGATAATGTGTGACGAAACAAAATTAATTTATGATATCATTAAATCTAAATTTAATTCTGGAGTAATGATTGATGTTGGAGCCTTTTCAGGAGGAACGTGTAAAAAATTTGTATTACTTAATTGGGATGTAACCGCGTTTGAACCAAATCCAGAAAGGTATCAATACATGGAGGATTATTTAGAGAAAAATCCTGATAAACAAAAATACTTAACGCTAGAAAAAAAGTGCGTAAATGATAAAGAAGAAGATAAGTTAACTTTCTATTTAAGCGATGTATCAAAAGGTATATCATCATTAACAGATTTCCACAATTCACACAAACAAGCAAGTTTTACCGTATCTTCAGTAAGATTAGATAATTATATGAAATCTAAAAATATAAACCATGTCAACTTTCTCAAAATTGATACTGAGGGGAGTGATTATTTTGTGTTACAAAGTTATCCTTGGGATTTAGATAAACCGGATGTTATTGAGTGTGAATTTGAAGATTTAAAAACCGAAATAAAGTTAAACTATACATGGAGGGATATGGCTGAATATTTGACTAATTTGGGTTACAAAATTATTGTATCCGAATGGTATCCAATAGTGAGATACGGAACTACGCATAAATGGAGGGGATTAAAGGAATATCCATGTGAAATGGATGATAAAAATGCGTGGGGGAATTTTATATGTTTTCAAGATAATAAATTATTAGAAGAATTTAAGGAAATAAATAAACTCCAGTTTATATAAAATGAAAACAAGCATAGTAAGTGAATTTATTAATAATCCAGATATTGATAAATATATACATCCTAGAATATATAGAATATATAGAAAATAACGAATTTATTATAGATGCTATATGTACTAAATATTATAATATACAATATTGGAAAAATATATCATGAAAAACCACCTCATTCATTTACATGCAGGAATACTAATAATACTAATAATAATAATAATAACAATATATATATATATATATTGGTAATATGAATTATACCTTTGTTTTCCCAGATAAATCAAATATTATTAAACAACCTCATAAGGAGAAAGATATTATGAATTTGCAAAGACGTTTTATACCAAAAAATATGACTGATGTCATCAACCGATTTCCTAAAATTAAAAAAATAAGCACTTTACCAGTTAATCAGCGATGGCGTCATATTATAAGACTGTCTCGACAAGAAAAAGAACAATTTGTAAACTACTCAAATATAATTTCAGTTAAATCATATGAAGGATTTTTTAAAAATAAAACAGTTGCAATCATTGGTCCGTCTCCTTCTATTAAAGATACCGATAATGGAGAGGACATTGAAAAACACTATGATATTATTGTGCGTATAAATAAAGGATGGAAACATAGTGTTGAATTAGATAAATATATTGGTAGGCGCACTGATGTATTATATAACTGTATAGATAATAATGAAGAGTGTGGCGGTGTAATAAATACAGAATATGTAAAGAATACAGGATTAAAATTAATAATTGATCCTATTAAATTTGCTTGTTATAAAACAGATGAGCGCGACACAATATTTCACAGGTATTATCGCCTCAATCGATATACGTTTTTTCATTTGAATAACAAAGGCGAAATACCATTTGGCATGGTGTGCCCTGATAAATATAGTGTATGGGATACCGCTGCTGATACTCGCATTAATACAGGATTACTCGCAATCATTGACATTCTTCATTTAGATGTAAAGCAAGTCTACGTGAAAGGATTTACATTTTTTAAAGATGGATATGTAATGCAGTATAGAAACCGTATAGCAGGGCATTCATTAGTAAACGATATAAGTGGAGCAGAAATTGTATCAAATTATATAGAAAAACTTCATCATCATGACCAAAAAAAACAATGGGTATTTTTTAAAAATTTATTAAAAAATAAACACATACGAGAAAAAATCGTTATGGATAATTCATTAGCAACAATAATGAAGCAAGAGCATTTTGACGAATAGAGAACAGTATAATTTAATACTGTTTAAATTATAACTAATTTATTTTAGTTATAACTAATATGTATATGACCGGAAACACTATTTTAGTAACGGGAGGAACAGGTTTCATAGGGTCCCATACCTGTGTAGAACTCTTACATCATTATAACATTGTGATTATAGATAATATGGTGAATTCAAAGAGAGACGTTATTGATAAAATAAAACATATTAATAATACTAATAATACTAATAATACTAATAATACTAATAATAAGCTGATGTTTTATGAAGCAGATTTACTGGACAAACCCTATGTTGAAGTAATTTTTAATAAATACAATCCATATGCAGTTATACATTTTGCAGGTCTTAAGGCAGTGAATGACTCTATAAAAAACCCTGGAAACTACTATCAAACAAATATGATTAGCACATTATATTTATTGGAAATTATGGAGAAACATTCGTGTTTTAATCTAATATTTTCATCGTCTGCGACGGTATATGGAAAACAAAAATCACCTCTTCGCGAAACAGCTTTAGTTGGACAAAATATCACGAATCCATATGGCCAAACAAAATATATGATTGAACAAATATTGAGTGATTTTTGTATATCAAATAAAAAATGGAATATTATTGCGTTACGTTATTTTAATCCTGTTGGCGCGCATCCCTCGGGGCTGATTGGAGAGAATCCAAATGATACGCCTAATAATTTGATGCCATATATTTTAAAAATTGCCTCGGAAAATAATGGCGACAATAAGGGCGAAAAAAACATAAATGGTATACTAAATATTTTTGGCAATGATTATGATACGCCAGACGGAACTTGTCAGCGCGATTTTATTCACGTAGTAGATTTAGCAAAAGGGCATGTTGCTGCCCTACAAAAAATTGAGACTTTGTGTCATTCCGCACATCAGCTTCACATATTTAATCTTGGAACAGGGGAACCTACAAGTGTTTTGGAAATGGTAGAGATGTGCAAAAAGGTGAATGATATTACCATACCGTATCGATTTGTATCACGGAGGGAAGGGGATCTAGATGTTTGTTATTGTGATCCGGAATATACCAGACGCGTATTGGGTTGGGAAACAGATAAGACTTTGGAAGACATGTGTAAAGACGCATGGAATTTTAAAAAATTATATAGCAAAAAATTATATAGTAAATAAATTTATTTTCTTAAAAATTCTGCTATTCTCTCTATGGCTATTTTACTTGTTCTATCGACGGCTTCTACTGTATTTGAACCATTGTGCGAACCATATATATTTTGTGGGTGCTTGCGCAGCTTTGACTCCATGGGAAGCGGTTCTTTTTCGAATACATCAAACCCTACAGCATCAATAAATCCTTCATCTAATAATTCTACAATGTCTGTTTCCTTTACTATTTGTCCTCTCGCAACATTAATGATTTTCACTCCTTTGTTAGCCAATTTTACTGTGTCTTTTCGAATAAGATACTTTGAAGTTTCAGTTAATGCGCATGCAACAAAAATATAATCAGCATTTGCCATACAGTTATTAAAATCATCAAGGGTAACATCGAGCGGTTTGTCACAATTATAATATGGGTCATATGCCCACACTGATAATTGAAATGCAAGTAATTTTCTCGCTATACTTTGCCCAATATTCCCAAATCCAATTAAACAAGCCTTTTTGCCGCTTAACGATGATCCACAAGGTTTATACCAATTCCCTTTTTTTGTTTCCGCATCTATCAAATGCAATTTTCTGGATAGATTCAGCATCATCCCAATAGCAACATCAGAGACTTCTTCTCCAAACACGTTGGGGACATTTATAATCGGGATTTCCATTGTTTTACAAGCATCAAAATCAACATTGTCAACGCCGACACCCCATTTTACTGCTGCCTTTAATTTTCCTTCTTTGCCCGCGCAAAACACTTTTTTAGTAGCAGGATCATCACCAATTATCCAACCATCATATTTTGGCACAATTTTAATTAATTCTTCCTCAGTCATTGTTTGTGTAAAATGAGGACAATGGTAATGTAATCCGTAATTTTTGAATAACTCATTGTATTTAGCAATACGCTGAATCATTGGTGGACACGTAACAAGTATATTCATTATGTAATAATATATTATATTATTGCATATATTATTACATATATTATTACATATATTATTACATATATTATTACATATATTAATGCTCATAAAACTGTTTCATTAGTAATTCGGTGATGATGAAATCTTCTTCCCAATCTATATCTTGTGATTCTATATCGCACATGGGATATAATAATGCATTTTCGCATATTCGCGCTTGATATTTTTCCAAACTTGATTTGCTAAATATATATAAGCAAGAATTTTCCTCATAAATAGGATCTAAATCTTGAGTAGGTATTAGTGTGAAGCGATTATGGTTCATATCCTTACCATGCATATCATAAAAGCGCGTATGATGTGTTTTGACTGAAAACAGCGAACTATGCTTATCTTTGTTAGATAAAAATGTTTGTATTGCATCGGTGATAGTTGTCTTTTTTAGCAACGGGTTTGTAACATGCGTTTGTAAATAATAATCAGATTGGAGTTTTAACTTTTGTATAACATTTAATAAAATGTCATTTGTCGGAGTATCTCCTGAGCATAAATGAGATGGACGCTCATATAGCTTTATTCTATCCATATATTCTTTAAAGACTTTGGGGGCATTTTCGAAAATAATAGGAGAGTTGGTTTCTATGACAATATTTGTAATTTCTTCTACTTGAAGCAGAGTATGAATAATATAATAATATAGAGGTTTTCCATTCATTAAGCGGAAATTTTTACCAGGAACTCGTGAGGAATTATGTTTTATTGGAACTATTGCGGTGATATTATACATTATATATAATATATATTATATAAATGAAAGTAGTATTAATAACAGGGTCAAATGGTGGAATAGGCACAGATATTTGTAAAAAATTCAAGTCTAGCAACTGGACTGTCGTGGGAACGGATATAAGTGAAAAATCTACACATGAGTTTACAGATACTTACATTTCTACAGATTTAACAGACCCATCATCACCAGAACATATTATTGCAAACATTCATACCGAATATTCACAGTTAAATTGTATTATTAATAATGCAGCATGTCAAATATGTAAACCAGTATGGTCAATGTCAGTTGAAGAATGGGATGAAGTATACAACTGTAATGTTCGTTCAATATTTTTGTTTGTAAAACATGGAGTAGATTTATTACGCGCAACAAAAGGCAACATGATTAATGTAAGTTCAGTGCATAGTATAGCTACTTCAGATGAGATTGCCGCATACGCTTCTTCGAAGGCTGCAATATCTGGTCTAACCAAGAATTTAGCCATTGAATTAGGTAAATATGGTATACGTGTAAATAGTGTTTGTCCTGGAGCGGTGGATACGCCAATGCTGCGAAAAGGTCTTTTGCGCGGCCATGCCGGGAATGGAAGTAGCGACGAAGTGTTGCAAACATTTGCTAAAACACATTTGCTTGAGAATGTAGGGCAGCCTAGAGAGATAGCAAATTTTATTTATTTTTTAGCGGATGACAATAATGGGAAATTTATAAATGGAGCAAATCTGTTGATCGATGGTGGAGCCAGTATTAAATTGGCAACGGAGTAAATTCACAAAACAATCAATAGGTTTGTTTTAATAATATGTCTTTAATATCCTCTTTTCTGGTTATTTCGGAATCGGCGCAATATGCTTTATGTTCTGTATAAAACCATCGATGAAAATCATGTAGCGTATTATATTTTGGTATAATGTTAGTTTTTAAATGGTTAACGCTGTTATTCTCTCTTTCTTGTCTTATTTCTAATACATTATCCTCCATACTATTATTGGTCGTTGCGACATAAGATATATTAATTTTATATTGGAAGAGTTGTTTCATCCACTCAAAAATAGTTTTTGTTCGCGTCATATGAAATTCAGTCGTGATTAATACAATTGATGATAATTGTAGTGGAATAATATAATTAGTAAATGAGTAATATCCATTAGCTATAGTATCATAACTAGCATACTCTTTATAGATATGCTTTGCGTTAACGCCGCGATTAATAAGATATTCTGCACAAGAAGTAGATTCGTGAATGACAAAGTTTGATGTATTTATAATTGGAGGAGTATGGTATGAGCCACCACCAATGCAAAATATAGGGGTCTTCATATTATGATAAATATATACATCATATGCAGTATTTAATCTATCTATTACAAAATTATGACACATACCGCTTTTATTAATTCCTCCTGCAAGAACAAAAATACCGTCTATATTGTGTTTATCTTTTTTATAAAATGCTATTTTATTATAAAAATTAGAAGAACCATCTATATTTGTTTGATATAATTTTATCATAGTTTCCCACCCATCGGGCTTTGTTTCCCATCCATCGGTGCATTTTTGTATTTGATTTGACATTATTATATTAATAAGATAATAATATTTAGCAACATTTGCGCATTATTATAATATTATAAATAATATATTATTATAAGTGATGCGTCGAAATAGAAATTGGAAGAAACGCATAGAGATGTATCAACCTGTAGAGATGCTTCGAAATAGAAATTGGAAGAAACGCATAGAGATGCATCAACCTGTAGAGATGCGTCGAAATATGCATCAAAATATGCATCAAAATAATGTAACTGTATTGGATACGCCACTATTTAACATATTCATTAGCGCATCATATCAGCCCGAACAATTTCGCGCGTGTATAAAAAGTATTTTAGAACAAACGTATACAAGATATCGGGTCATCGTCTCTTATAGTGATGACCGGTGCAAAGAATATTTAAATGTATATCAGTCACATGAAAACATAACTATATTTAAATCCTATCAACGCGATAAATCTCCCGAAAATATTTATATAAATGAGGCACTATCAAAAGCAGATGAAGGTTGGAACATCGTTTTAAATGACAGTGATACATTGACACACAACATGGTTTTGGAACAATTAAGATATAATATGCAAAATAACAAAAACAATATTCTGTATTGGAAAGTGAAAGAAGGCAATAAAATATTCTACCCAAAAAATGTTCGTAATATAAACACTGAAGAGATTGCTTGTTCCGGATTTTGTTTTCATTCTAATTATATTCAAGAGCCATTTTGGACCGGAATATTGTATAATAAAACAAATTTTATCGTGTCATTATTACAACAAAAAAATTTACGGCATGTATTTATCGATATGGTTTTGGCAATGCGTAGAAAGAATATATTACAACTACCAATAAAAACAAAGGGAAAATCACACAGACTTTTGAATACTTATAAAAAAAAGATATGTGTAATATATGTATATTATGAACGTAAAAACGAACAAAAAAATCAAACAAATTTAGCTTTTTTTATAAAATATGGTTTAGATAAGTCAAGATGGAGAGATATGGATATTACTACATTGTTTATAATAAATGGACATCAATGTGAAGTATTGATACCTAGTCGCGATGATATATTTGTGCATAAACAAGATAATTGTAGTGACTGGGAAGGGTGGCATGATGGCATTAAGTATTTTGAAAAAAAATATAGAAAACCTATATATGAATCGTTTACTCATTTATGTTTAATTAATTGTAGTAGTTTTGGTCCAGTATATGAAGATGGTAAAGAACGGCATTGGGTAGATCCGTTTTTAAATAAAATGAGGATTGAAAATGCAGTAGCATGCAGTCCATGTGCTAATTATTTACCGGATAGTGATGCAGGTGGTCCAGGAATGAGAATAGTACCACATTTTACATTAATAGAAATAAACCATATTATATTAAAAATATTAACTAAACAATATATTAAAGCTACATGTGAAAAGTCCAAACAGCTAAATTATTTAAATATGCAAGAAAATACAGTTATTGGAAAAAAAGAATCTAAAATAGATGCAATATTGACAGGTGAATATGGATTATCACGAGTTTTATTAGAAAATGGCTTTATTATTAAAGGTTTAGTACAATATGATGAAGAAGATTCTATAATAACACATATAGATAAAATTTACTGTGAAGACACTAATATAGAATTATTTAATAATCAAATCTTTGTTAAAAATGTATGGAGGGTAAATAAAGAGATGAGATGTAGTTTACCGTATTATTATAAAGAAATAAATGTATATATTAATTTAGTATTAAAGTATAATAATATTTTTAATAATATAGATGATTATGAGTATGATTATGATTATGATTTATTAGACATTTCTGAACATGGAATATTAAGTAACATATATGGTAACCACTTTACAAAATATAATTGGACTTCAAAAAAAGAATTTTATCAGTTATATGGATATAGTGAAGAATTTATATTGTATCCTAAGAAAAAACAAAATAATAAATCAGTAGTAATATATTGTCATTATGACAGAGATAATATTATTAAAGATTATGTAATTAGTGCTATAAAAACGCTAATCATTTTGGAATATGATATAATATTTTGTACTACTTGTACTGAAATAAAAAATATTGATTTACCATTTGAAATAAATTATTTTGAAACTAAACAAAATATTCAAGCTGGTAATGATATCTATATGATTAACGAAATATTGTGTTCTGGTAAAATTGATAAGTATGAATGGATTTTATGCATGAATGATAGCATATTGTTTCCAATACAAAGTATATCTATGGTAAAAGAAGTAATTACTAGATATCGTAAGAACCATTTTTGGGGACTTTATATGTCAAACGAATCAAAAATTCACTTATGTAGCTGCTTTATAGAGTTCAATATAAAATGTATAAAAGATTTAATAGAATTTTATAACTATAATTTAAGCTTATGTAAAAATACGCAAGATATAGTGTCAACAATAGAATGTGAGCAGACAGAATATTTATATAAAAAAGGGTATACATTTGACGGTGTCGTTACTTATAACGATATGGAAACATGCAAAAGTCTATTATTTAATCCATTAAATATCTATAAATATTTAAATAATAAAAATACTTTAGGTATTAAGTGGAAATATATTGGGAATTATATTGATTATGATAAGTTATCAAATCCTATTTTAAATTATATGATGAGGTATTTAAAGCTTGGAAACAAAATACCGAGCATTCCAAATCATTTCGGATAATATTATTAATTATAACCTATAATTTGAAGGGTATATCTAGCTAAAAAATCACTATTCGCTTTATATTATTCATTATAACTTTAGTCGGACGTACCCGTCAAATTCTATAAAATAATATATACATGTATATATTATGAAAACAACTTTAATAGCTCATATATATAATGAAGAGTACTTATTACCTTTTTGGCTAATTAACCATAAAGATATGTTTGATAATATTATAATTATTGATTATAATAGCACTGATAGATCTTTAGAAATATGTAAAAAAATCTGCCCTAATTGTAAAGTAATTCCTTCGAGAAATGAATATTTTGATGCTCAAGAACTAGATAAGGAAGTAATGGAAATAGAACGAGCGGTAGATGGTATAAAAATTGTATTAAATGTAACAGAATTTTTAATTTGTGAAAATGATATTAAAGATTATTTCAAGGAAAATATTACAACACCTATAGCGTTTGAAGTAAAATCTAAGGCAGTATTTTCCCCAGATAAATATAATATTTTTCCAAAAAATAACTATGAACTATTTGATAATATATTTAAAGAAGATATTTTTTTATCTTATACTGCTAGAAGTAGTAGATTTATACATAATTATCCAGATGGTAATTATGGAACAGGAAGACATTTTCTCAATTATAAAGGCGTAGATCGTGCTTCTAATTTATTACCAACTGAAAAAATTCAAATACTTTATATGGGTTATTATCCGTTAAATAAATATATGATTAAAAGAAGGACACAGATAGGTCAAAAACAATCACAATTTGATATTAAAAATAAACTGGGACATCATCATTTATGGAAAAAAAAAGAAATATTAAATTTTATTCAAAACGGATTATTACATGATAAACATTTATTAAACAAAACACCATGTATATCTAATTTAATAAAAACTAAATTAATTAAATTAAAAAACACATCTAATCCAATTTTATATAATGAATTATTAATAGACTATGATTGGGGAGCGGATTTAGTAATATTGGATCAAGATAAAAATTTATTAAAAAACACAGATTTCGATGATATTGGATATAACGTTTTAGATATAGAGAATGTATCAAATTTATTAAATGTTTTTATACATAATGAAATCTTTTTTTTGTTAAATAAAGATATAAATATCGAAAATTATCATAATGAATTAACAGAAGAAGAACATAAACAATTTATAACTAAAATGCCTTTTAAGAAAGATATATATCCAGATATTAATAAAATGTGTATTTATTTAGAAGAGTATATCTCAGAAATTTTAAGTGAACCAGTTAAAATATTTAATAATGATATATGGGTTAGAGTATGTAGACCAGACAAATACAACGAACTGAGTGATTGTACTCCTTGTCATCGTGACGTTTATTTAGATTTTTATAGAAATCTTGTTAATATTTATGTACCTATATGTGGTTCTAATGAGAATTCATCTTTAAAAATGGTACCTGGAAGTCATAAATGGAATGAAAACAAAACAATGGTTACAAAAGGTGGTGCATATTTTAAAACGATTGATAAAAAATATTCAGTAGATGCAGTAATAGCTAGTAAAGAACCGTTACCATTTGTTCGTCCAAATCCAAATGAAAATCAAATAATTTTATTTTCACCTTATTTGATTCACGGTTGTTCTGAAAATAATAATAAAAATATTACACATTTTTCCTTAGAAGTTCGTTTTATAAAGGATGATGAAGAGAGTAAAAAACAAGAATACGCTTTCAGCGAATTTCTACAAAAACAACTTGGAGATAATATTATTTAACTAATATAGTATAAATACGCATATATTAATTTACAAATGGAGGAAAATTTATATTTATGTCATTTCGACCTGCATCGTTTTTCATATCTATATTGGTTGGAAATAATTCTTTATTTACTTCTGGAACTTCAGTGAAGTTTTTTTTATGTAAATATGTGCATTCAAATACATTTGGAATAATTACCCCCTTATGATTTTTTGTAAATGTATTTAACTCTGGATTCAAACCTGCATTATTTGGATGAAAATGAATTAAATAATGAGTATTGTTTATTTTTTCAAATGTATTTTTTTCATTGTCTGTAAAAGGAAAATGAAACTCCATTACTATTTGCTCGAATTTGTTCATTTGTTCATTATTTAGACTTTCTATCCAAGGAATTTCACCACCCTCTATATCCATTTTTACAAAAATCTTATTATTTAAATCAATTATTTCATGTAAATTTGTCCATATTTCTTCTTTACTAACTGATAGATTTTGACCTCCTATATATTTTTTAATAAATGTTATTTTTTCATTTTCATTGGGTAACTTAGCGATTGACCCATCATAAGCAAAACATTTGGTATTGGGGTATTTATTTACAAAATCTTCTTCAAATGAAATATCATCAAGTATTCCTCCAGCAAGAAATAAATTATAAGTTACATCTGGTACATCTGCGATAATATAACCTCCGTCATTATTTTTCCCCAAACGAGTTTTGGGAAATGGTGATTTATAAACTGTTAAACATCGTGGATTCATCTTATATATATATATATATATAATATATATATAAAATCCAATTTAATAAAAATATGAAAATCGGTTTTTATCTGTTTTGTCATATATAGTATCTAACCCAAAGCAAGTTAAATGTCCCCATTGTGGTATATATGCCTTATGCTTAATATCCGAATCTAATATACCATTGTTGTAAGTTGGAAAACTAAAAAACAATGAAGAGATAGAGTATTTACTCCTT